CGCTTGTTCTCATATTTGGCGCGTCGCATCGAGCTGATGCTTACTACGACAAGACGGATTACGCAGAAGTCTATTTTGTCCTGCCGAACGAATCGGCATTCTTTGTGCCAGATGCAGGCGCCAACAAGGACAATCAGTCGTCGTTCGGGTCGGTCGATTACCTCAACGCAAACAAGATACCGGCCAAGCGTTTTCAAATTCCTCATGCGAAGCTCGCTGGCTCGGCGTTTTGGGCGGACTACTACGTTCCCACTGGCCGACTGATCATTGTCGATCGGACGCCATACAATCGTGAGTGGGTTGCATCGATGCACCGTGGCACATCAGCCAAGGACGAATCATTTCCGTGCCAAAGCGCTGAAGGTCTCGATGTGACGGTAGGGATTAGCGTCAGCGCATTCGTGACAGAGCAGGATGCAGCCAAGTTTCTCTATTGGTTCGGCGTTAATCCACCCCAAGGTGACCGCAGCAAGCCGGAGGTGATCTTCACGTCGGTCTTCTACGGCAAATCTCTCGCCCAGGTGATGGATGGAGTTGGCCGAGGCAAAGTCCAGTCTCTTGTGTGCAACGAGGTGGCGGCGCGTCCGCTTGAAAAGGTCAATGCCGAAGCCACAGCAATCATGGGCGTGATTCAGCAAAAAGTTGCCGAGTATCTTGCCTCGCGGGGCATTACGCTCGACTATATCGGCTGGGCTGATACATTCACTTTCAGCGACCGTGTTCAGGATGCGATCAATCGGCGCTACATCGCCGATCGTGAGAAGGAGATCGCAGCACAACTCGGGCCGGCAACGTCCACGGTGCAAGCTCTAGCGACCGCTGAGGCCACTCGCACGCTTGCCAACAGATGGGACGGTAAGATGCCTTCTCAGGTGTCGCTGTGGTGGCTACCATCGAGTCTCACGGATTGGCTTGGTGGATTGGGAAAGAAATGATCCGGTGGCTCATCCGCAAGTTCAACGCTCGTCGGCGTGGCCGAATTGAGGTTGCCGAAGAACGTGATCGTTGGGCGGAAGCAAGCACAACTTTTGATTGGGTTCCATTCGGTAGAATTGAATGAGGCCGATCATTTGCATGGTAACAATGCGGATGACGATTGGGAGGTGGGCAGAGCTAGGGCTTACTGAGATGGTCAGGATTATCGGAGGCTTGAAATGATAACGAAAGAGCATTTTGACCTGATGGGCGAGGTGTTACGAGAAGACATAAAAAAGTCTTTCGACGTATGGGTAAAGGAATCGCCGGAAGCGAGCCTGATGATGCGAGATTTCAATCGTGTCTGGGGGAAAGTTGAAAAGAGGAAGTGGTCTGATGACAACCGTGACGGTTGATTTAGCTGATCTCGAACGCCTTGTTATGACGACAGGCGCGCTCAAGGTCATCGAGCAAGCCATGCAGCAGCGTCGTAACGATCCGTTCGTGCGCGAGCACTTGAATTTCACAGAGTCCCACGACCGACTTGCGACGGCAATGCGCAATGCGCAACGGAGCAACAACAAGGGCAATACGCTGGTTGAGTTCGATGGTCCACTTGAGGACGACGAAGCGAAGACGCTGCGTTTGATGGCGGTTGATCGTCAGAACTGGTTCCATGAGATCAGCAACAAAGAAAAACTAGGGTTCTATCTGAAGGATGGCAAGCTCTCTGTCTTCGACCGCCTTGCCGCAAAAGGCATGTGTGTGATCGGCCAGCTCTGCGAAGGTGCTGTCTTTGCCGGCGAGCCTGGGCCGCAGATACGCCCTGTGACGCGTGGCTTCGCCGTGAAGGTGACAGATCGTGGTCGTGCCAAGGTGGCCGAGATTGAGTGACGGAGAAGCAAGATGGACCTAATCGACCGGCTGCGTAACCCGCGTTGGAATGTCACCAAAACGGCTGATGGCGAAGATCGTCGTCTCGATGAGACCGAGACCATCGCTGTCATGCGCGAGGCGGCTGCTGAGATCGAGCATTTGCGTGCCGTGGCCGGCTCTGTCTCGCGCGGCGAATCGTTCCAGGACATCAAGAAGCAAGTCAAGAGCGCGTGAATGTCTATGGGTGCCAAAGGTTCCTCTCTGCCGAGAAGCAGGGAACGCGTTCTCCCTGGGAGGTTGATGGTGACGACACGTCGAACATTTCTGGCAAGCACAGCCGCGCTTCCGGTTGTTGGATTGGCAACGAAGGTCGAAGGGCTGGTGCCTCCCACCGAAGCGGCAACGCCACCGCTGCGGCCTGCCTATCCGTTCAAATGGTGGTTCAGCTACGATGGCGAACTCTACCAAGACGAATGCAATAGCAAGGAAGAAGCCTTGCAACGCCTTGCAGATTACGGTGAGGGGTTGATTGCCGAATGCCAGAGGAAAGACTATGATCTCGACATCGGCGGCGATTCAATTATCGAGATGCTTCACGGTCAAAACGAAGAAGCTGTCGGAGAGGGCGAATTCCTAGATGGCGTGACCTCAGAGCAAGTTCGCGATCTCGGGAAAATGGTCTCTGACACGATCGAGCATTGGGTGCAAAAGCACAAGATCGATACTACGGCGTGGAGCTTTGGTGCCGTTCGCAACAAAATCAGTCATGGCTAAGTCAGCTCAGAAAAAGAAAGGCGGCGCCCCCAAAGGCAACAAGTTCGCTGTAGGCAACAGCGGCGGACGCCCAACAGACTATCGCCCAGAGTACCCTGAACAGGCAATGCAACTGTGCCAGATTGGTGCCACAGACGTAGAGGTGGCACGATTCTTCAAGGTCGATGTTAGAACAATTTATTGCTGGCAGGCGGCACATAAAGAGTTTCGTCAGGCAATGGAACTCGGCAAGGAACCAGCCAACAAGCGCGTGATGCGAAGCTTCTACCAAAGAGCTTGCGGATACGAGTACGAAGAGCGTCTCGGCTTCAAGCACGTCCCTGGCGATGTCACGGCGCAGATGAAATGGCTCTGCAATCGCCTCCCGAAGGAGTGGCGCGACAAGATTGATGTCGGGCACGATCCAGGCCCCGAGATGACCGCCGCTGAAGCGCGTGCTAAGTTGGTCTCGTTCCTAATCGAGCACGGTGTTCGAATCGCGCCGCCCCCGCCATTGATAGAGGGCGAGATCGAGGAAGATGATGAGAGCGAATGATGACGACGCTGTTGACGTAGAGATCAGTGGTTTCACGTCAGAAAGAGAATGCGGCCACTTTGGCTTCGGTGTTGAGATAGAGATTTGCCTGACAGAACGGGAGGCGCAACAGGCGTGCGCCCAGTTGTATCAGGTGCTCGCAGCCAACATGCCTTTCATCTTGGGTAGGACGCTTGTGGGGCCAGTGTTGGAGGTTGTGCCAAATGGTGCCCCGGTTCATTGAGAGGCCCACATGGCCGATTCACTGAAGACCGCAGAGCTGATCGCGCGGCTTACCGATGAGCTGGCAATGTGGCCATGTGTCGATGAGATCAAAACCGCCCTCGCCGCAATGGCGCAGGAGATCGCCACAGCGCACAAGATGATGGATCAGGACAAGAGGGATTACGACGAACTCAAAGATCGCTTCGATGCGCAAGCCCAGGAGATCGAGCGGCTGAAAGGCAACCCGAGCCGTAGGATACTTGAATACAAATGGCTAGATTATTTGTGTGTTGAGGGGGGCTGTCAATCACTCGTGCTCAAGCGACGAGCCGAGACTGCCGAAGCCCTCGTACAGGAACTGGAACGCAAGATCGAGGTTCAAGCGTATGCCCGTTGGCGTAATGGATGATCTCGATTCTCTTATTAACTCTGCTGTTGGTGTTCTCCCGCCCGAACTAATGGTAGAAGCCCAGCAGTGGCGGGAAACGTGTGAGTTGTTGGGGGAGCGTGAGCGGTGCGAAGCGTCGCTGTACGAGTTCATCAAGGCAGCATGGCCGTCAATTGATGGTTCTGAGTTCCTAGAGAATTGGGCCGTTGAGGCGTACTGCAAGCATCTTGAAGCAGTGACATATGGTGACATCCCGCGACTTTTGTCGAATTTCCCTCCAAGGTGCCAAAAAACCTTGACGACTTCAGTGTGTTGGCCAGCCTGGGTATGGGCTCAGTCTGACATCAGCTATCTGAGCGGGCCGCAGGTTAGGTTCCTATGTGGCAGCTACGGTGAGCGTCTGTCTCTCGATAACTCAAATATGTGCCGTCGCTTGATCATGAGCCCATGGTATCAGCGCTTGTGGGGGCACCGTTTTGCGCTTCGTGATGATCAGAACACCAAGGGCCAGTTCGACAACACGATGAACGGCTCTCGCATTGCTACGTCGGTCGGTGGGTCGTTGTTGGGCCTCGGCGGTGACATCATTATCATTGACGATCCGCATAACACAGAGGAGGTGGAATCCGAGGAGGTTCTAGCCAAGACGATTCGGTGGTGGAATGAAATCCACACGTCGCGCTTGAACAGTCCGATTGAGAGTGCCGTTGTTGTCGTGATGCAGCGCCTCAGAGCCAATGACGTGTCTGGCGTGATTCTCGACAGCGACGAAGAATGGACACACTTTGTGATTCCAATGGTCTTCGACGAGAAGCAAGTGCGCCGTTGTGTCACCGTTGCGCTGCCCCAATGTGACACCGATGAGCCATGGCAAGACGAGCGCGAAGATGGCGATCTGATGTGGCCCGAGCGCTTCGGCATCAAAGAGGTTGAAGGTCTACGCAGGCTCGGCGATTGGTTCTGGTCTGGCCGCTACCAGCAATCCCCTGTGCCGGCCGGCGGCGGCATCATAAAGCGTGAGTTCTGGCAACCGTGGGACAACGTAGAGGCACAACGGTACGGTTTGGAGTGGACAGGTGCACGGCGCGAGTTCCCTGACATTGAATTGGTAATAGGGAGTCTTGATACGGCCTATGGCGAGAAGGAAGAGAACGACTACAACGCTCTCACGATCTGGGGCATCTGGAGCGATGCTTATGTTTGCCTGGGCAAGAAGGGTGCCACTGCATAGTCGTGAGGTGTTCGCCATCCCCGGTGAATCTAAAGCCGACTACGAGGCGCGCAAGAAAGACAATTGGGGATTGGTGGAATGGGTGGCTGATACTTGCAAGCGATACAAAGTCAGGCGGCTCTTGATCGAGGACAAGACGCGCGGGCGTGATGTGGCTAATGAGTTGAAGCGGCTCTATGCTCGCGACAATTGGGGCATTGAGCTATTGAATCCGGTGAAGGATAAGGTGACACGCGTTCATTCAATTGTGCCAATGTTCACGGACAATGCGGTGTGGGCGCCCGACACCAAATGGTCGGATGATGTGATCACGCAGGCGTCCTTGTTCCCGAAGGCAGAGCATGACGACTATGTTGACACAATTTCGCAGTTTTTGCTATGGGGAAGAGAGAAGGGACTTCTTGTCCGCGCCGATGAGATGTCTGCGGCGATGGAAGAAGAGGCGATGTGGAAGCCGCACGAGGAAACGGTGGCCGAGGTATATGGGGTGTGATTGATGGACCTAACTAGGCGCTGGTTTCTGATTGGCACGGCGGCGGCGCTGGTTGCGCCGGCTTTGCCTCCGATTGTGAAGAGCGAGGCGGCGCTGATTCGGTTGTCGCCGCGGTTCGACTTTCGTGCCATCAATGACTTTATGTTCAGCACGAAATATGTTCCAGGCGCTGGGCCGTCACGTTGCCGCATATCACGGCCGGGGGCCGATGATGACGTGCACAACATCATGCTTGGTCCTGGCGGCTGCTATCGCTATGTAGCTTTTCCTGGCCTAGAGTGGATATCAACGTCGGCCGCGCCGCTTGTCATGGATGTCGAGCCGGCGATCTGCTGCGATTGCATTTACATCATTTACGACGCCGATCGCAACACACAAGCTGCTCGGCAGCGTGAGTATGAGCGTGTTGCAGATTGTCCAACATGTGATGGCACTGGGTACAGCAAGAAGAAGGTAGTTTTCGTCCCAACAAGCGGCATGGATGAATGGGAGGCCGAAGAAGACACCGATGAGCCGTGCGCAACGTGCGGCGGGATGGACTATCGTATTGTGCGCGGACGACTGTTCTGTGAGACGTTTCAATTCGGCCCGAACGGCGAGCCTCCGGGCGAATGCTATCCGTTAGCTCTTGATCCGTGTGACACCGATTGGAGGCAAGCGGCGTGAACGCTGATGTGGAGACGGAGGCCGCTCCGCTCCATGTCATAGGTGCGATCCGCGATATTGGTCTTGGCAAATCGGCGCTTACGGTATTGTTCTCTGGTCCGATTGGTGACGCCGAGCTTCGCGAGTTCCAGGATTATATCAGCAAGTGGCGTGTTGAAAAAAGCCAAGAACCGGCTTGACACAGATATAGGGGTTGTGCGACAGAGCGGCTGGGCGAGCCCCGCGGCAGTCGGTTATCAGTGGATGACAGTCCGATTGCAAATCTTGTGTTCGCCCTCGGGAAGCTGTGAGCCCCAGGAAGTTCGGTTATCAGGCGGTCGTTGGTTCGAGTCCAATTGTGGAGTAAAATCTGCGTAGCTCAGTTGGTAGAGCATCTGATTTACAATCCCGATCTTCGCTCATGTGTTCACAGTTTCTTGAGGGCCTAACGAAAGGCCGGTTTACGGGGATGAGCCCCTGAAGGTTCGGTTATCATTGGTTCGACTCCAATCCGGTCCACCTATGGGCCGGATGCCCCTGGCGGGGCGCCTCTCTTCGGAGAGGTTTTCCGATCTTCGCCATGTGCTCATTCCCGTTGACCGGCCGAGAGAGGTCCGATGAAGTACGCAAAGCTTGCGACCAAGCCAATCCCGCAGTCAGAGCCGCTTGATGAGCGGCAGGTTTCCAACCACGCTGGCGGCTACGTCTACCGGATTGATGACTGGAAGCGCTTGGATCGCTTCCTGATTCTTGGCAGCGACTCCAGCACGTATTACCAGAAGGCGGCCGATCTCACGCGCGAGAACGCCAAGTGTGTTGAGCGCTGCTATGCGCTTGATGCTGCGCGCACCGTGGCGCGCATTGTGGAAATCTCTGACGGTGGCCGTGCCCCGAAGAACGATCCTGCCATCTTCGCTCTGGCGCTCGGCGCAGCCTCGCCTGACGTGAAGACGCGCCAGCTTGCCTTGGGAGCCTTGCCGCAGGTTTGCCGCATCGGCACGCATCTATTCCAGCTCGTGACGGCAGTACGCGCGCTTGGTCGCGGCTGGGGCCGGACGCTGAAGCGCGCCGTGGCGCGGTGGTATGACGAGAAGCCTGTCGAGGCTGTGGCATATCAGGCGATCAAGTACCGCTCGCGCGAGGGCTACAGCCATAAGCGGCTGTTGCAGACGGCGCATCCGTCTGGCGGTCAGAGGACGCGCCTCCCTGTTACGTCTCGCGGTACTCTGTACCGCTGGATGTGCGGCAAAGAGATTGAGTCACTTGCGGCGCTGCCGGTGCAAGTTTCCGCACATATCAAGGCGATGGCCTCGAAGGACGTTCTTGAGTGGGTAACACTCACGCACGTCTACGATCTGCCGTGGGAGGCGTTGCCGACCGAGGCCAATGCTGAGCCCAAGGTTTGGCAAACGATGCTGCCCAAGATGGGCTTGACTGCCATGATCCGCAATCTCGGCAACATGAGTCGCATTGGTGCCATCAAGCCGCTCTCGGATCACGAGAAGGTTGCTGTCGGCCGGCTGAAGGACGCTGAGGCGCTACGCAAGTCGCGGTTGCACCCATTCAACATCTTGCAGGCGCAGGCTGTGTACGGCTCTGGTCGAGGCTTCCGTGGGCATGGCACATGGGAGGTGTCGCAGCCAATTGTCGCTGCGCTTGAGGAGGCGTTCTACGCCTCGTTCACCCATGTTGTGCCGACGAACAAGCGGACATTGATCGGGCTGGATGTGTCAGGCTCGATGGGTGGCCCAATGGGCGACTCCGTGCTCACTGTCGCTGAGGCGGCGGCGGCCATGGGCATGGTCTATATGCGAACGGAGCCGTGGTCTCACGTCATGGCTTTCGATCAGGGCATCCGCGACATTGGCTTGTCGGCGAAGGATAGCTTGCGGGATGTTGTCGCTAAGACGGCGAACATCAATGGCGGTGGCACTGATTGTGCGTTGCCGATGCTGTATGCCTTGCAGAGGAAGATCGATGTTGACACGTTTATCGTTGTGACAGACAATGAGACGTGGTTTGGCTCGGTTCACCCGATGGATGCTCTGCGGCGTTATCGTGCCATGACTGGCATTAATGCCAAGTTGATCGTCGTAGGCATGACGGCCACCAACTTCAGCATCGCGGACCCACAAGACGGTGGCGCTTTAGATGTTGTAGGCTTCGACTCTGCGGCGCCGGCTGTGATGGCAGACTTTGCAAGGAGATGATGGCGATGGAACTCGCACGGTTTCTGACGGCTTGGCTTGATAGCAATGTTTCGTGGTCGTTTCTTGGGTTGTGTTTGTTTTTATGGGTTGTGGCGCGATGCCGCCATTAGCTGTGAGGAAGGAATGCGCTGTTACGTGTTTGACATTGATGGGACTCTGGCCGACATCACGCATCGTCTGCCGCTCATCCAGAAAGAGCCCAAGGACTGGGACGCGTTCTTTGACGCGTGCTCGAAGGACAAGCCGATCAAGCACATGATTACCTTGGTACGCATCCTTGTTGACTGCTCTTCGATTGTTTTCGTGTCAGGCCGTGCTGAACGGTTTCGGGCTAAAACAGAAGCGTGGTTGATGAAGCACCTGTCGTTCAGTAACCCGCTTTACATGCGCAAGGACGGCGACCACCGTCCCGACAATGAGGTCAAGAGCGAGCTACTGGATCAGCTCCTTGCGGATGGCTACGAGCCGGCGCTTGTGTTTGACGATCGTTCGGTCGTTGTAAAAATGTGGCGGGAACGCGGCATCCCGTGTGCGCAGATAGCAGATGGCAATTTCTGACTTTGTTCATGGCACGCTCATTGTCTACACGGCGCTTATGGTTTCGCTGATCTTCCTCATTCTGGCTCGGCGTCTGAAATAATGCCACTTGCAATGCCTCCCGACCTGTAGTACATGGCTTGTCATGACCTTGCGAGACACCATCCCCGCCACCACCGCCGCGTATCGCCATCGGTTAAGTCTGTCGGTGGCGAATTGGCGCGAACGTTTTTGTCTTTCGGGGAGTCAACCAATAACAACAAGGTCACAGAGTTAAACGGCAGAGAACGCCTCTGCCGCACCAGGGCAGAGAAGACCGGGCTTCGCCTCTACCTTCCACACGATCCTGCGAATCCACGATCAGAACTGCCCTTCGACGCCGGATGTTAAGCGCGTCGGGTTGTTTTGCATCGTGGAAAACGTCCATTGGACGCCTGTCTCACCGTCTCGGCCTCGGCCGATGCTCAGCGGGGCGGGCGTCCGTTAGGAAATTTGGCCGGCATAGTTCAGTGACAGAACAGTCCCCTCGTAAGGAACAGACAGGCGTTTGATTCGTCTTGCCGGCACCACGCTCCGTTCGTTCAGTGGCAGGATGGCGCTCTTGTAAGGCGCAGACGCAGGTTCAATCCCATGCACGGAGCACCAAATATGGGCGAGCCCCAGGCTTTCGGTTATCAGACCTGGAACTCTGAACCAAACCCGATCGCCGCTTTGTGTTCGCCCTCAACGGCAGAGCACTACCTTGGTACGGTAGTGATGGCTGTTCAATTCAGCCCTGGGGCACCATTAAAGGCACCATTTCCTCTTGCGCTCCAGTAGTCCAATCGGTAGAGACGATAGCCTTAGAAGCTATGCGCTGGGTGTTCGAATCACCCCTGGAGCACCAACTTGCCCGCCTACGCAAACAGGCAAAGCGAACTGTCTCAAAAGCAGTTGTTTGGAGATTCGATTTCTCCGGCGGGCACCAAATCAATGTCGGTGTGGCGAAGTGGAAACGTGGCAGGGCTTAAACCCCATGTCTTCCGGGTTCGACTCCCGGCACCGATACCAACTTGGTAGGTGGCACCGCATCGTAGAGGTGGCCGAGGTCGTCTTGGTTTCAACGACGGGTTAGCTTGCATCTACCCGTGAAGCCCCCACGTATCGGTAGGGGCAACAATTCAGGCGGTTAGCTCAGAGGCAGAGCGTCGGTCCTACAAACCGAAGGCCGAGATTTCGAAATTCTCACCGCCTACCACACTTGACACCATTTGGCCCTTTCGTCTAAAAGCAAGGCGCACGCCTGATGAGCGTGAAACCCTGGAGCGTTACCAGGAAGGGCTACCATGGCTAAGCCGGACTACAAGGCGATCGTTATTGAGTTCCTTGGCGAGAATCCTGGCTCGACGGGAGCACAGATAACGCGGGAACTAGAACGTCGCTCGCGCGCGGCCAAGTGGTTCGGCATCGATTCGTTACTGACCTCGTTGTTCGGCCCAGGGGTGAGAACGGTCTACGTAATCCTCGCAGAATTAGAGCGCGACGGCGTGGTCGCGTCGTGGTGGGGACGCGCCACCTCGGATCGCCATGGGCTCAGGCCGCGCTGCTACATGCTGAAGGGCAATCCCTACATTAGGAGAGATAAATGAGCGACTATCTCAAACGGGTCAACGGACCCGTAGGATAACGGTCAGTCCGACCGACTTTTAATCGGTAAGTCAGAGTTCAATTCTCTGCGGGTCTACCAATGCTATACAAGAGCCCACCAATCTATCGCACGCCTTTGTATCGCGCCCGAGAAGCATACAGAGGCATGCTGCGTCGATGCGGTAGCACGAAGGAAAAGAACAGACCATATCTTCACGTCGAGGTGAGAATGACGATGGAAGAGTGGTTGGAATGGGCTTTGCCTAGATACGAGGCGTTTATCAATGCCAATCCGGGGGTGTCGCCGGCAGCAGCTAGAAATGGTGATCAGGGGCATTACGAAATTGGCAACATTTCGATTGTGTCTGTTTTTGATAATCTTGATGAGCAAAGAAGGCTCTATCCGAACACGCTTCAAGTGGATGGAACGAAGATTTGCGCCCACTGTAGCGCGAAGAAGCCAGCTTCGGCGTTTACTAAACGGGCATCAGCTTACGATGGTCTTGATTATTGGTGTCGCTTGTGCAAGAGCAAGGGACGCACGAAAACGAAAAGGACGGATAGCCAAGCGGCAACGGCAAGAGGCTCTTAATCTCTCGGCGCAAGCCTTCGGGGGTTCGAGTCCCCCTCCGTTCACGGCGGCGTACTCCAATAGGCAGAGAGAGCGGTTCGAGAAGCCGTCCAGTCCCGGTTCGAGGCCGGGCGCCGCTACCAAAGGATGAAGCATGTTGACATGGGCGATGGTGATGCATGCCAAGTGGTCCAACATGGGCTGCGATGTGGTTATAGGAAAGGCCCTGTGATGCATCTGGTGAGGCAGCACGTCTGTCTAACGTGTGAGAGGAGATCGAAACTCCTACAGGGCGCCATTTTCGAATGGCCTGAGAGTAGGGAGCCGATGCGCGCCCGATGGTGGCAAAGAGTGGCTCGCGGAATATCAGGGTGTAGCTCAGTTGGCAGAGCGCTTCGTTCGGGGCGAAGAGGCCGGGTGTTCGAACCACCCCACCTTGACCATATTCGCGCGTTGAGCCAGATGGGACGGCCGACGCCTCATAAGCGTCTGATGACGGGGTTCGATTCCCTGAACGCGTACCACTTTGCGGGAGATTACTAATGGATCGTCGTACATTCCTTCGTGGTCTTCTTGCGAGCGGCGCTGGTGCGCCTTTGGCGCGGATGGGTGATGGGGTAGCACTCACGTCGATGGTGCATCCATTGGGCTTTGGCGCGCTTCCTGACGATATCAGCGATGCGGCGGTGATGTCGGTGGATACGGCTTATTCACACGTATGGCAGCGCGCATTCCGCCTATGGCATGAGAACGGAGAGATTGTTTGGAGATTTATACCGGATAAGGATTTCTATGAAAGTGATCGTCCAGAAGGTTGAGCAAGCCGGCCCCCCGCTCTTCCGCCTCTACATCCACAACGCCCCGCATCGGCGGATGCACCGTGCGACGATCCAGCAGTACCGGGAAATCTTGCGGCCGGCGTTCAAGAGGCTGGGAGAGGCATTGCCGATCGATTACCCAATCGAGCTGTCAGTAGTGTTCGTGAATCCGTCCAGTCCCGATCTCGGGAATCTGTATCTTGCGCTTGAACAAGCGTTGGATGGAAAGACGCTCAAAAAGCCCGGTATTCTTG